ATGATAGAATAATTGAACGCTCTGCAACGGTCACTCGTTCCTATGATGATTTTATTAACTCTGCTCAAGAGTATGGAAGTTCCACAGCATGGAAACATGCTCTAGAAGGTGCAGGTCACTTCAAACAAGATAGATACGAGCTCAAAAGGAAACTATATAGAGCAGTTGCTAATGTAAATATCCTGGAGGGTATTAGGTTCTATGTATCGTTTGCTTGCTCGTTTGCGTTTGGTGAACTCAAACTTATGGAGGGATCCGCTAAGATTATCTCTCTCATCGCACGAGACGAAAATATCCATCTTGTCATTACTCAAAACATCCTCAACAAATGGAAAGAAGGTGATGACCCAGAGATGGCAAAGATTGCAAAGGAGGAAGAGGAATGGGTAATCTCTATGTTCGATGCAGCAGTCAATGAAGAAAAGCGTTGGGCAGACTATCTGTTCAAAGATGGATCTATGATCGGTTTAAATGACAAATTATTGCAACAGTATATCGAGTGGATTGCTAATCGCCGTATGAGAGCAATTGGTATCAAACCACAATACGATATTGCTGCTAGAAACAATCCTCTACCATGGACACAACATTGGATCTCATCAAAAGGATTACAAGTTGCTCCTCAAGAGACTGAAGTTGAAAACTACTTAGTTGGTGGTATCAAACAAGACGTCAAAAAAGACACATTCTCAGGATTTTCGCTATGACAAAACCACTTTACGACGATTCTAACTGGAGAGAAGAGTACAAATCTTTTACCAGTAATAAAAGATATCTTGAATTACTTGAGAACGGACCTAAGAGTCTTTCTCAAGCATGGTTATTGGGTGCATTACATAATGAATGGAAGAAAATGAAAGGATATTCAGATAATTATTCAGAAAATGAAGGTCAATTACAATCATCATTGAAAGAATTTTTTGCAAGTCAAAAAGATCAAGGTATATGATTAAATGGTTGAAGGAGGAGTTTACGAAAACCCCTGGTTATATGAGGGTAAACCTTTCACTTCTGATGATATTGGCGACTTCTTCGGTTTTGTCTACAGGATTACAAATACAAAGAACGGTAAGCAATACATCGGAAGAAAGTACTTCGTACAGAAACGAAAACCTAAAGGAGGCAAGCGACGTCTTACGTCAGAGTCTGACTGGAAGCGGTATTACGGAAGCTCTGACGAACTTAAATCAGACGTTAAAGAATACGGTAGAGATAATTTCAGAAGAGAAATCATCTCCCTCCACACAACTCTTGGAAAAGTAAACTACGAAGAGACAAGACAACTGTTTCTTAATGATGTCCTGACAGAATCACTTGACGACGGGACACCAAAGTATTATAATAGCAACATCCTCGGACGCTATATGAAAAAAGATTATGGTAATTTTGAATGAAACGTTTAAGTAAAGTATTAACCGATAAATTACTTCAAGACATTCGTGTAGAAGTAACTGATCTTCATGCACATCATGCATGGCAAGCTAGTTTTGCTTGGACACCAGGATTGACAAAAGGTTTTTCTGGATGTGTTTTATCTGCAGAAATTTATGGACAAATAAAAGAAAGAATTTTAGTAGAGATTGGATCATTTCTACCAAAATGTGAAGAGTACATATTACAATACTATGTTTGGCAACAACATTCTGGTATCGCTGTTCATGATGATAGTGGTAAAGTATTTGGTGCAACAATATATCTAAATGATACATGGCAACCTGAGAATGGTGGAATTTTTCTATATAAAGATAAAGAGAAACCAGGACCTGAGTGGACTGCTTTATTACCAGAGCATAATACAATGGTTATAAATGATAATAAGGAAAAGCACATGGTAACATCGGTGTCACCATATACAACTGATTTAAGGTACACTATTCAGATCTGGGGCGTAAACAACGAGGAGGAGCATGAACATTAAACTATGGTATTCTAAGAGTATGAAGAAATGGAGATGGGATTTGGTAGATGAAAAATTAGATTCTGCATCAGGACAAAATACAAAACTTAGAGATAGTTTAAATGAAATTGAAAAAATGATACAACATATGCAAAGTTGACAAAGTTAGGAAATCCTGATACAATAAATATTAGAAATTCCATTTTCCTATGCGTTACGTTCTCTTTGATGAGCATTTTAATGAACAAGGTACTTTTAACTCTGTTCAAGAGTTAAGAAATTTCTTGTGTGATAGGAAGTATGATATAAGTTGTGATGCAGATTTGTCATGTACATTTGACTACATCAAACATATTAAGTGGCACTTTGATATTAAACAAGACTAAGGAGGATTATGTCAGGAGATTACTATTCACATACTGATAGAAAATACGATGAAATAATAGAAAGATTAGAAGCATTAGAGAAGAAAATAGAAGGTAAAAACCAAACCCTATATAAAGAATACTGGACTGATTCAAAAAAACATGATGAAAAAACCTTGGGGGAGTTACGAAGTTCTACTTGATGAACCTGAATACAAAGTGAAGAAAATTACTTTGAATCCCAATCAACAGTTCTCATTACAATATCATAATCATCGTTGGGAAGATTGGGTCATTGTTGAGGGATCTGGTGTTGTTAATTCTTGTGGATATATAAGACCTTGTATTGTTGGTGATCGATTTAACATTCCACCAAAAAATATACACAGAGCAACTGCAGGAGATGATGGATTAGTATTCATAGAAGTACAAAGAGGAAAGTGTGAAGAAGAAGATATAGTGCGTCTTGAAGATGATTATGGTAGAATAGAAAAGGAAACAAAAAGAAAACCATTTGAACCTATAGAACTAGGTGAACAAAGGAAAATTACAGTATGAACCAATTAAGCGATTATATTAAAGAGTATATTGCATTTACAAAAGATGAATGTGATATGATTATTGAATTTTATGAAGATAATTTAGATCATACTAGGAGTTCCGAGGTATACAGTGCTCAAAATCATGAAAATCTACAGTCAGTAGATCGTGTTGGTAGAAAGTCTACTGAAATGTCAGTGCCTCTTGATGCTCCAGTTGATAATTTAATTTCATCAAAAATTAATCAGTATTTTGCTCAATATCATTGGGACATTGGTAGAATGTTTGATGATGAGTGGGACAAAAACCAAGAAAAAGATGTCCCAACAAATTTACTTCAAAATTTTGTATATGAAGATGAAGGATATTCTATTGTAAAGTATGATAGTAACGATGGTTTCTTTGAATGGCACTTTGATCGATTGGATGATGATAGAAAAAGTAGACAAAGAGCTTTTAGTTGTCTAATATATCTTAATGATAATTTTGAAGAAGGAGAAACTGATTTCTACTGGCATAAAATAATTCCTAAGACAGGAAAGATTGCATTTTTTCCATCTGCTCATCAATGGGTTCATAAAGGAAGAGTGCCAAAAAATGGATGTAAGTATATCATAACGACATGGTTACAACAAGCTATTAATAATGGTAAAGCAGACATTCCTAATGATCTTGACTACAGAGAGTACATCAAACAATTCCAAAAATGATTTTAGTTACAGGTGCTGCTGGTTTTATAGGCAGTAATTTTTTACATTACATTTACAAGAAGACTGATGACGAGATTGTCATTGTAGACAATCTTACTTACGCATCTGATATCAAATATATTGATAAACTGGTCGATAATAAAAGAGTCAAGTTTATTGAGATTGATATTGCTGATGAACAAGCGGTTGATGAATTATTTGTTTCATATAAACCTAATATAGTCTTTCATTTTGCTGCAGAAAGTCATGTAGATAATTCTATTAAAAACTATCGACCATTTATTCAGGCAAATATTTTAGGTACAATTAATTTATTGAATGCTAGTAGAGATGTTGTAGACAAGTTCCATCATATCTCTACTGATGAAGTATTTGGATCACTTGAATATGATGACCCAAATATATTCACAGAAGAAACCTTATACAACCCTAGAAATCCATACTCTGCCAGTAAAGCAGCGTCAGATTATTTTGTTAAAGCATGGCATAACACTTATGGAGTTCCATATCTTATAACAAACTGTTCTAATAATTATGGACCTAGACAACATCCTGAGAAACTGATTCCTCTTACCATAACAAATGCTATTAATGATAGAACTACCTACATGCATGGTGGTGGAGATCAGATCAGAGATTGGTTATATGTCAAAGACCATTGTGAAGCAATCTGGATGTTATATGAACAAGGTATAATGAATGATACATTTAATATTGGTGGTTCATGTGAGAAGAAAAATATTGATGTTGTAAAAGATATATTAGATATCCTAGGTAAGTCACATGATCTTATTGGTGTTACTGCTGATCGACCTGGTCATGACAAACGCTATGCCATGGATCATTCTAAACTTACTAATGCAATAGGTTGGAAACCTGGTGATAAATGGTTAGAAAATATTAACTCTACAATACAATGGTATCTGTCTCGTTACTACGGTACTATTAATGTGCCACTTAAATAATTGGATCTATTGACTTATCACTAAGTTAATTCTATAATAACTATAGAAACAAACAAACCAATGATCGAAGTATTATGTCAAAATGATCCATACAGGTATATAAAAATGCCTGACCTCTTAGAGAATGGACATCCAGATTATCGTATTCAAAAGTGGAACAACCACAATGGATACAAGGACATGTACTGGTGTGATAACTTCATGCAGATGAAAACTGCTATTGAAGACTTTGAGTATACTAAATGGTTAGATCCTGCAGGTGTTCCTTGCTACGTAAAGGATTATGTCAAAGCCCCTGAAAATTAATTACCTAAGTGTTTCGGCAAGCAGTGCAAATAACCCTGACAATATTGATTTACTTGTCAGGGAATATGATAGCGTTGATAAAACCGAAAAATATAATCAGTGTCCTGTCTTCAAGCACAAAAAGAACAGAACCTTTGTTGGATATTCTGCTATAGATTTTAAACTAGGATTTGACAATGGTACTCTGTGGACAAGTGATGATGATTTGATAGCAGACATTAATATAGTTGACCCAGATTTTAATAGTGAATTAGTTTTTCAACTAGATATCTCCAATTTTGCTTTTTGGACAGATGAACCTGATGTTTGGATGGAATATAATTGCCATCCATTAACCTCTTTGAATAATAATTTTACTGTTGTTGAAGGATGGTTTAATTTATCTAATTGGAGTAGAGAAACTAGTTTAGCACCTCGACTAGTTGACAGAACTAAACCACTTGTTATTAAAAAAGGTGATCCTCTATTCAGAGTAACTTTTTTATCTCCTGATTTAAATAGAGGAATCTTATTAAAAGAAAGAAAAGGTAAATTATCTGAAATACAATTTAGATTATCCGAATCTAAAAACTATGAAGAAGGAAACAAATTATTTTCCAAAACTAAAAAATGTCCATTTCCTTTTCTTAAATTTTTATCTAAATAAGGGTGGGTTTACAAGACCCCCTTTTTTGTGTATACTATTAACATAAGTAATTTCAAGCAATGAGCGAATACAAGAAAACCGCACTGGTATTAGGTGCAGGTGGTTTTATTGGCAGTCATATGGTAAAGAGACTGCGTAAAGAAGGTTATTGGGTAAGAGGTGTAGACCTTAAGTACCCAGAATTTTCTGAGACAGAAGCAAACGAATTTGTTTGTGGAGATCTTCGTAGTACTGCATTTGTAAATTCTATTCTTGAGTTCAAAGGAGAACAAGGTAACTATTATAACTCAGTTCCTTATCAATACATCCTACCATTTGATGAGATATACCAGTTTGCTGCTGACATGGGTGGTGCAGGTTTTGTATTCACTGGAGAGAATGATGCAGAGATTATGCATAACTCTGTTACTATTAACCTAAATGTACTTGAAGGTGTCCGTAAATTAAACGAAACCTTTGATGGTATAGTAAAATCCTATACTGTTTGTAATCGCCCTAAGTTGGATCAACCAACTAAGATTTTCTATTCTGGTTCTGCTTGCATGTATCCAGAGTATAACCAACTAGACCCTAACAACCCTGATTGCCGTGAAGAATCCGCTTACCCTGCTGCCCCAGATTCCGAATATGGATGGGAAAAACTTTTCTCAGAGAGGTTATATCTCGCTTATAATCGTAACCACGGTATTCCTATTAGGATTGCTCGTTACCATAACATCTTCGGACCAGAAGGAACGTGGGATGGGGGAAGAGAAAAGGCGCCAGCAGCAATCTGTCGCAAAGTTGCTCTCCTCCCGATCACGGGTGGATCAATCGAGGTGTGGGGAGACGGCTTACAGACTCGTTCCTTCTTGTACATTGATGAATGCATCGAAGCAACTTTCAGATTAATGAACTCTGACTTCTTAGGACCTGTGAATATAGGTTCAGAGGAGATGGTTACAATTAATCAGTTAGTTGAAACTGCTGCAAAAGTTTCTGGTAAGGTAGTTCAAAGAACACATAATTTAGATGCACCCCTTGGTGTCCGTGGTCGTAACTCAAACAATGATCTTGTAAGAGAGAAGTTGGGATGGGATTATGAGCAGACCTTAGAAGAAGGTATCCGTAAGACATATGAATGGATCTCAGAACAAATTAAGTTAGATGTAGATATGAGAGTAGGAGCAGGTAATACTGCTGCAATAGAAGAAGAAATAAAATTAGCAGAATCATTATTTGGAGGTTGATTTGAGTTTATCTGTGTATGGTGCGACTGGATATATTGGTCGCACTTTTTGTAATATGTTTCCTGAAAAATCCCGTCCCATTGATAGAGGACAGAGGACTCCAATGGACAGGGACATTCTATATTTTATTAGTACAACACATAATTATCATGTGTTTAAAGAAATTACAGAGGATGTAAAGAGTAACCTTTTGGTTCTCACTGAAGTTCTTGATCGAGTTGTAGAAGTTAAAGATCGTAGGTTCGATAATCATGAAGACATTACGTTTAATTTTATTAGTTCTTGGTTTGTATATGGGGATGCAAATAGTAATCCAGTTTCCGAGGACGGACAGTGTGATCCAAGAGGGTTCTACTCCATTACAAAAAGAGCAGCAGAACAACTAATCATTTCTTTTTGTGAAACCTTTGGAGTTAAGTATAGAATTCTTAGGTTATGTAATGTTCTAGGTGATAATGACCGTGATGCATCACTACAGAAAAATGCAATCACACAGATGATTGCACATATGAGAGATGGTCAACCAATTAGACTGTACAATGAAGGAACAGATATTAGAGATATCTTACATGTACAAGATGTTTGTAGAGCAATTGATCTGGTGATTACTAAAGGAGAGAAAAACCAGATTTATAATATTGGAAGTGGACAACCTACTAAGGTTGGTGATATAATTAACAAAGCAAAAGAACTTTTAAACTCTTCCTCTGAAATAGTTTCTGTACCATCTCCTAAGTTTCACTCTGTTGTTCAGACAAAAGACTTTTGGATGGATACTACTAAACTAAAATCTCTTGGTTTTGAACAAAAGATTTCTCTTGATGATTTGATTAAACAATTATGCAAGATCTGATTAAAAATTTTATTTCTACGGCTAAGGAACGTGACCTAGACCTCTTCCCATATCTTGCCAATAAGAAATCATTTGATCCTACAAAAGATACTGTTTATTATAGTGGTCCTTATTGGGATGATAAAGAACCAACTACTATTATTGAATCTATACTGAAAGGTAAGTGGTTACCTGCTGGTGAGAAAGTCAATACGTTTGAACGTGAGTTTTCCAAGATGTTTGGTTTTGATAAGTCTATCATGGTAAACTCTGGTAGTTCTGCTAATCTTGTGATGCTTGCTGCACTCAAGAAGTATTATGGTTGGCAAGATGGTGATGAGATTATTGTATGTTGCTGTGGATTTGCAACTACCATTGCACCTATTATTCAAAACAATCTAAAACCTGTCTTTGTTGATATTGATTGGAAAGATCTTAACTGGGACATAGAACAGATTTCATCCAAAATTACTGAAAGAACCAGAGCAGTATTTTCTTCACCAGTTCTAGGTAACTCTTATGATCTTGAATGGTTACTTGACATTTGTGAGACAAACCAACTTCAGTTGATTTCTGATAACTGTGATTCTCTTGGAAGTACTTACAAAGGTAACTTCTTGACATCATGTTCTGTTGCAGCATCTTGTTCTTTCTATCCTGCTCACCATATTTGTACTATGGAAGG